GTCATTAAAATTGCCATTTGGTTTCCTTTTTCTTTTAACTGCTGTCATTTTTTCAAGCTCCCGCCCGCCCCATAAAGGGGCGGGATTTACGATATAGAAAAAGCAGGGCGCACGCCAATCGAGTTCGAAGCGTTGGAACTGGCCGCACTCCCGTCCGAGTACACACGAGCGAAATACGCAGCGGTCGAAACATCTCTTAACCACCAAGCTTTTCTATTCACGCAGATCAAGTCTGGCCTGAACCGGAATAAAGGCAATTGCGAGTTGCAAGTTTGCACGTGATAAAAGTGCTCATAAGCGCTCGAAGCGCCCACAACCGTTGCTCCATACACCATGTGTTCGTTCATCAACTCAACTTCACTATCTACCCACGTTATCGCTGACGCCGCACCCCCCGTTGTGGCGCTTGCAAGCCTCAACCTGTGTTTTAACACGTGACCCGAAAAAGCGCTCCTGATGGTCGTACGATAACTATTCAAGTTTGTCGCATACATTTCCGACCCCATGTAAGCGCCTGTGGTATCGTTCGTTGAGTTCATTCGGGCAGATCCCATTATTAGGTCAGGAATAAGTGTCACATGATGATCGGTTGTTGCAACATCACCCTTGCCCAGATGGTAGTCAAACGCCGCAATCCGGTATAAGACACCATCAACCGTCCAGTAATCGCCGACGAACATATCGTCAAACGAACCATTCGCAATTGCTAAATATTGTTCTGGCGAGACAGACGTTCCAAGCGATTTGCCACGATAAATCGAGTTGTGGAAGCCCGCACCAACGCCTCCCAAAATGCTCTCAATGCTATCGAACTCGCTCTCAATATCACCCATATTCTCGTTGTACTCGTCCATGAACGTCGAGAACAGCATTGACCCGATCCATTTCTTCAAACTAAATGCCATTATTGTTTCCTCCCTACCTGTTCGAGCTTGTCAAGCCTTGCTTCGATTGCGGCAAATCGCTCCTCCCAGATTTCTGACTGTGAGCGGCCTTCGAGCGCAACCGTGATGAACGCTTCTCGTTCCTGACGGATTTGGTCTAGTTTGGCCAGCCCCTGTTCTTCGTCGCTTAGTTCTCGTTTTTCTATCTTCATGTATGCCTCCTAGAAGTAGGTTTTCACATTGTTCTTGATGTAATAAGGCCCCGTATTATCAGCACCAATGGCATTCCTTAAATCAGGAGATTGAATAAAAGTTCCGGAAGAATCTTGCCAATAACGGATATTAATTGTATCGCTTATATAGGCTTGTCCATCTTGGACGAGTTGCAACCGATCTTTGCCGCTCCCGTCCTTGACACTCATTACATCGTCAGCAAAAATTTGCAGCCGATTTTGACCCTCTGCGTCTCTGATAGATGTTGAACCGCTCGCAAGTAATTGCAACCGACCCTGTCCGCCCTCAAGCCCGTAAATTGTAAATGCACCCGTTTCAAACCATTCTGCACGACGCAGACCATCAATGTAAATTGCAAAACCGCCTGCTTTTAGCCCATACAGTCCATCACGCAAGCTGAACGAATGGCCTTCACGCTCAAAGTGAATGCCCGCGCCTCTTGTTTCTTCCGCCTTGCCAATGTAAGCAAACCCACCGTCTAAATCTTCGGCACTTCCTAACACTGATGTAATAACCGCCATTCTGCCGTCAGGTAGCCGTACTAGCCCACCGATGAATTCCCCCTCGCCATCTTCCAATCTCAACGGATTGTCAGGGCTAGCCTTCCACGTTGCGTCCTTTCCTTGCATGACGATTTCGGGCTTTTCGAGATCGAAGTAAGCCTTACCGTCCAAGGACTGTAAAATCCCTGCAATCACTTGCCATGCCGTGACCGTTCCTGTGTAAAGCCCATGTGCGTCAAGCAAACTCACCTGTGTCGCCAATGACGGGTCGAACGCTGACGCTATTTCACCTGCCTCTGCCATTGCACATGCAACATTAATCGACTTCACAGCATCCGCATTCTTTAGCGCAAACATACATTCAACCGCCCCTTCCGGGACCTCGAATGTCGCCGTTTTCCGCTTCCAGCGGTTATCGATGCTGAACCCGTCCGTGCTGTCGATGATCTTCTTGCCGTCCTCGTCAAGCCATCTCAAGATGAATTGCCCTGACGCCGATCCCGTCACGCATAACACTTGTGCTTGTGCCGTGATGGTCGAATAAAACTCTACTTCAAACTTCTGGCTCCATGAGGTTTCATTTACCTCTAACTTCAAAGAGTTGAATTTATTAAACCTTACCCCTGTATCAACCATTGCCATAGCTTACCACCCCATTTCCAAAACTTGTGTGATTGTAAGATCGCCAATCACCTCTGAAGCGCTATCTATTTCTAAATTACCTAATCTTTCCAAGACATAACAGATCGTTTCTTCAGCACACCAAAAACTGCTGTCCGGCGCTTCTCGACCCCCATAGGTCGCATTTTCTAAAAGATTCACGCCTCCGGTCGATAAATGTTCTTCGATTCGGATTTCACCCGCTCGCAACTGCGTCAAGATGGTTTCGGCGTCCGAATCGTCCTCCATAATTACTCGCTCCGCCCGGATGTCCAGCGCATGGACTGTCCGTGCTATCACTGTACCGTCCGACGTCTGGCCCGTCCATGTCGTACCTCCATCGGACGACACTGCAAAAGCGTTCTTGTCCAGCCTCCAGATGATTAGTGACTCTTCCAATGTCGGCTGGTCGTGCCAATAGTAGATCGTCGACCCGTCCGGTTGTGGGTCCGATGTCGGATAAACTCCCATCATCAAGCCGATCAAGTCACTCATTTGTGCGGATGCCTGTTCAAAGCTTGATAACTTCTTGTCAAAGTCGTGTGTGATTCCGGCCACCAATCCCGACAATCGCCTTGTGTTGGCAGATATGTACTTTTGCTCACTTGCGGACTTGCCATAACTGTCGATTGAACACCTGCCGCCAAACGTAAACGTGTGTTTTGCGACAAAGGTTAACACGTCCTTGTCGTCACGGGTTGTGTGTAAGATCGCATCCCCCGTATCAATTGCCGGGTTGCCTGTGTAATCAGCGGTGCAAGGCGTGTAAGTGAACCCGTCAAGATCATCCCAGACCGCCTGCAAGAAGGCCAATGCGGATGTGTCCGATACCATCTGCAAGTTATCGACGCTGACCACGTAACCCGGATCACCAATCAATGTATCTTGGTACATAATCCCTGTCAGCGTAATTGGTTCAGTTGTTTCCCGGAACGAGAATCGGTCGGTCGGTGCCATCGGATAAGCGGTCAACTCGTCCGGTGCTTCCAGCTTGACAATCTCCAATGCGCCTTCACGGGTCATCCTCGCAAACCCACCGCACAACAAAGCGATCTCGCCCAAAGCGTCACGGCATGTGTAACCGTCATAATCCGGTTTGGACATACTGATCTCGTCCAATGTGTCAATGTTTAGCAAACTATTGTCCAACGGCACGTTGCAAGCGCCTGACATGGCGTTTAACAGCGTCCGGGCATCTGTCGGGTATATAACGCCCGGAACGTCGACAAGCGGTTTGTCAAGCAAAATGAGGCGATCGGCGGCCGATAGCGTAATCGTTGCATAGGGCCGTGATTGACGGTCGATGATAAAGGTACCCATCAGCACGTCTTCAATGATCGGCACGGGTTCCGGTTCTGGCATTTCCTCTTCCGGTTCGTCCGGTTCCGGCACCTCATAGCCCGTGACGACACCGCAATAAACTGTCAGCTTGCCGCCTTCAAGGTCAACGTCATCCCATTGTTTGTCGTAATTGGTCAGAACCAACGTGCATGATGCTGCCGTTGCGCCGCCTAATGAGAAATCGTTCTCCATGCACGACGCTTTATAAGAAAAACCGCCCTGCGCCAGATCGGTCATGGACAATGGATACACCGAATTGTCAGGCGTTTCGATCAACCCCCTGATTTTTAATTCTCTTGACGGTGCCTTGATGGCTGTTTTGAAGTCAGATGATACGTTTTGCATAACTATTCACCTTAATTCTCGATAATCGCCAACTGACAATTCCAATAACTTTCTTCTTCACCATCACCGAAGAAAGCCACCAGTTCTTGACCCGTTAAGTTCCCATAACAACTGTTCACCGTGACCCAGCCGCCATCGTGCATGCCGTCAAAGGTAAATCCCAACGGGTTTAGTGCCGCCTTGATCGTGTTCAGTTCTTTTCGGGTGATCATCTCAAAGCGTAGCGTCCACTTCCTGACCCCCGGTCGAACTAAATCAAGATGATTGAATCCCGCTTCGTCACGCCCTGTTTCTTCCCCGTACAGATCGGTCACTTCCGGGCTAACGCTTGTCGGTGACGGCAGGGTTGTATCGCCTATTTTCCATGCGTTCGCCATGTGTCAGTCCTCCTTATGCAAAGACTGGCTTGTTTCGCAGTCGGCCTTCACGGTCAACCACGGTTTCGATCACACCGATCAGCTGGTCGGTGCCCAAGTAAATCGGTTGCGTGATGTGAATGTCGCCACCTGTGCCCCCTGCGCCTCTTAGTTCATTAGCTAGCAGTCTTGCCCATTCCGTATTCCGCTCCAACGGCAAGACGACTTCTTTTTTGGACTGTTCACCGACCATGGCGAGCGTCGGCTGTGTGACGTAACCGCCGGCGGCCATCATTGCCCCCGTTGCCTTCCCGCCCGACCCGGACGTGGGCGGCGGTGCGGCGTTCGTTTTGGGCGGCGTATAAGAGGAGTAAGGCAAGTTTGCTCCCGGAGCAAGGTTTGGGATTCCCCCTTTTCCCACATCAGGGTAATGATACTGGTTGAACACATCGCCCATAAACTTCTCCCAACCAGCGATGGTATTAGGCATTACATTATCCCAAAGCGCACTGAATGTTTTTTCCGCGCTGAAACTCGACAGATCGTATTTGGGGAGCAACGGCTGTCCTGTAATTTTCCGTCCAAAGTTCATGACCGCAACAACTTGATCGACAAAGAGTTGAAGCATCGGCAAGAACATGGTGTCGAGCATTCTCGCAAAGAGAATCATCCCGTCCTTAATGCCGCTAATAAACCAATTCATGGTTGCCTTGCCAGCGTTTAACGCCCAATTATCCGGATCTTCGACACCAAATGCCCTCAGCATTTCGCTAATAATCGGATTGACAATGTTTCGATAAACGGAGCTGTGCAAGCCTTGCAACCCTCGACCGATGGCATTGATCATGCCCATCGGGTCAGCCTTTTTACCTTCAAATGCGTTGTCCTTCCACCATGCGAGATAATCATCAACCAGCCGGCTTAGAATTTGCCAAAGAAACCTCAAAGCGCCACCCAAAGCGGCGCCCAACAGCCGGAAGAACTTCTGCCAGAATCCCTCCCAGTTAACTTTTTTAAGCCCGTCGTAAATGGCATCGGCAAAGCCCGCCCAGTCGATCGTTGTGATTAATCCATAAAGGAAATCCAAGGCGGCCTCCATTGTGTCAACGATAAGCTGGAAAGTGTTTTTAACAACATTTTCCCAATCAATCGCGTTCCAACCTTGCCCGACCTTCTCGCCCAGCTTGAACCATTTGATTTTGCCAATGGTTTTGATCAGCCAGTCGGTGGCCGCAATAAACTTGTCGGATAATTGTTTGCCTAACGCCGCAATATCAAGTCCATCAATCCATTTGTTGATAACCTCAGCCAGATCAAACGTGCCTCCAAACGGTTCAATAGCGATTTCTTTGTAGATGGGCGATCCTGCGGTTGCGCCTCCACCACCGCCACCGCCAACCGGCGTAACGGCATCCCGGCCTTTTAAGATTTCAAGTTCATCAAAACTGGCAAGCGTCCGGTATAGTTTCTTGTGCGCCTCGTCACTTGCGCTTGCCGCACCAGCACCAGCGGAAACGGCTGAATTATAGCCCGTGACCATCTTATACGTTGACTGGCCAAAAATCCGAGCCATAAAAATGCCGATAGTGTTAAAGGCCGCCACCAGCCGATTGACGACCGTTTCAATCATCGGCAATAATGCCTCAAATGCTGGTGCCAACATGCCGGAAAAGGACGCTTTCAGTGTGCCCAGACTGTCTTTTAGTCGGGTCAGTTTGCCCTGAAAGCCGTCAAACTGTTTCCCCATTTCCTCAAAGCCTTGACGGGTGACGTTGGTCATGCGCCGGATTAACATGTAGATCGACCTGATCCCCATCGCCATCAGTCCAAACTTCATCAATGGGTTCATGCGCCCAAATGCGGACCCTGACGACCGTTTGAAGATATTGAGCTGGCTGACCATCTCTTTTAATTTATTAATGAAGCCCTTTGCGCCTGTGGCGAACCGCGAGAAGGCCGACCGGGCGTTGGCAACCATACCCGACATGGCCGACGACACACTGAATCCTGTCTTCTGGGCGCTAAACTGCATCTGGTTGAGGGCGACGTTTGTTTTCTGCGGCGCTTCCTGACCTTTTTGCCCCATCCTTTCAAGCTGTTGCTCCAACGCAAAGACTTGGGCATCCGCCTGTGCCGCCGCCATCTTGATGTCGGTCAGCCTCAACCTTGCACGTGCCAGCTCCTCGTTGGCTTTGGCGGCTTCCGGTGACCCCGTGCTGTATCGCGCCATCTCCTGTAACCGCGCCACTTTTTGTGCCTGTGCAACACGTTGTGCGTCCAATGCTTGCCAGCGTTGACCCATCAGGTCGATCTGCTCTTTCAGCCTGGCCTCGGAAAACTCGATCTTGATTTTGGGGAAACGTGCCGAATTGACGACCCGTGCCGTCTGTTTCATGCCTTCGGTTGCGCCCTGTTCCATTGACTTGGAGAACGTAGACATGAGATTATCGCCCAGCGTGTCCACCGACCGGGCGACATTGTTGATTGACTTCTCAATCGCTGACGTGTCAAGCGTGAATGTGCCGCCCGACACGGCCTTTTGCATGATCCGTTGTGCTTCGTTGGCGAGTGCCGCCATCTGGCGCTTGAACTGCTGGTCGTCCAGCTTGACGCCTAGATAGACAGTGCCGGCTTGTGTTTCTGGCATGTCTGCCACCGCCTTTTCTGTGTGACCTGTTTCTAGTCCTGCGACCCGTACGCCGCCTTGAAGGCCGCCTGTAAGCCGCCTAATTGTTGTTTCACCCAGTCCGGGTTTTCCGCCGCCTGACGCTTGGCAATCTTGGCTTGCCAGTCACGGCGCATTTTGCGCATTTCCGGAGTGAACGCCTTCAGCCGGTCCTTGTCATCCTCGGTCCGGATGCCCACAATCCGGCCTAATGGTGTTTCGTGGTCCAGTCCGGCCAGCAGGGTTGTGAACTCCGAATAGGGCATGTTCCGCTCGTGCCGGAGCCGGATGCCGTATTGTTGGGCAAAGCTCGCCTCGATCAAATCGTAGTCTTCGAACAGGTCGTAACCGTCCGCCGATTGCTTAACTGCCCTCTGTCCGAAACCGAGCCTCGACGACCTCATACGATACACCCTCGACCGCCGCAAGGATTGACTTGAACAAAACCTGAATCAGGCTGACCCGCTTCGTGATGCCCGGATTGTCCTGCTCAATCTCCTTCAGCTTGTCCTTGCCGAACAAGGCTTCCAACGCCGCAACCATCTGGTTAAAGCTGTCTTCGTCCTCGGACAACAACCCCTGTTGCATTTTCAGGACGACGTTTTTGTCGTCATTGACTTCGTATTCTTTGTCACCAATCTTGATGATCGGTTTGGCCGCCTCCAGCTTGGAAGTAATGTCGATCACGTGTGCCATCTTTTAATCTCCTTTCGTGGCCTTGTTTATGCGGCGGTATCAATGGACAATACCGCCGCTTGTTTCCGTTCATGGCCGTCAGGACGCAAAGATCGTGACTTTGGTTGGTACGCTGGTAAAGCGGTAACCGTCCACGCCCTTAATGACGATGTAGATGTCGCCCTGCTGTGGCGCCGCAATCCCCAGCGTCCACGTGTCGGTTGCGCCCGACAGCCCATCTTTGGCCGCCGAACCGGAACCGGACGTGATGAAGATGTTCTCTTCCAGCAAGCCCGTCACCGCACCATCAAACTTGATTTCGATGGCGTCGGTATCAGCAGACCCCGCCGCTCCGTTCTTTTGGGTCAGGGTGAAGGTTCTGTACGTCACATCACCGGACGCTTCAAAATAGGTCGGTTTGCCGTCCGACAACAGGTCGAAATCCAGCCCGGATACGTCAGTTGAAGCGCCGCCAAAGTGCCTTGACACATCGACAACGGCATCAAACACGAGCAAGGCTCCGTCAGGGAACTTGACCGCCGCTGTGGTCGAACAATCGTTGCCCGTCTTGAGCGCCAATCCGGCCACATAATCGTTGCCGGGATCGCCCGTCTGACGTTTCCCTGCCAGACTGATGCTGAAACTCTTCCCGGTCATCAGCCGCCGGACCCAGCCTTTTTGTTCCATGGGCGACCAGTCAACGACCGTGCCGTCAATGGACACCTCGAATGTTTCCATTTCCTTGACAGGCATAAAGGCGTCCACCGACTGACTGTGCGGCGACACCTTTGCGTCTGCGATCAGGAACTCAAGATCAAATACAGGATAAACTGCCATATTCTTAATCCTTTCTCACGTAAATATCGAAGTCGACGACAGCCTCAAAGATGCCGTTTGCGTCTTTTCCGATGACAACGGGCAATAATCGCGCTTCAATCCAGCATGACTTGCCCCCTATTTGTTCTTGCGTGTGACACGCATTTAGCATTTCATA